TCGACACCAAACTAATCAAGCGGCAGGAACTATTTCTAGTATATCTATCGGAAGTATTATAGCGGACGAAACAAGTGATAATCCAGACGGAATTGAAAAAGGATTTGCTGATTACGAAAACTCTATGACTACATTGGAATCAACTCCAAATAGATTTAGACTTGCACCTTTACAAAGTACTACTGGAACAGGTCCGTCATTAACATTTTCATCTCAATGGAGAGTAAATGTAAACGGATACTTTAGAGCAACTTTTAGTAATTCTAATCATAGAAGACATTTTTTTAACAGCGGCGGAACAATTACATTTGTAACTAGTCTAGCAAGTACAGCCACAGGCGGAAATGTAGCAAAAACAAACGACTGGTCAACAATGCTATCAAATGCTGGTACAGTTAGTTTTAACTATAATTCGACTGCAACAAGTAATAGCGGAACAGGAAGTGCAATTGGTAATTTTCAATTAACTGCATCAGAACAGCAACTTTTTAGAAAAACTGGCACAGGTGTTTATGCTGATAATAACTATTATATTAGAGCAAGAGAAATTAGTAGTTCAGTCATTGAATTCCGCATATGGATGAATGAGGCTGATACAGGTAATACCTCTGGAGCAAAAGGTGTTGCACCAGTTGATGAGTTTGTTCAAGGCAATTTAAATACTACAATTGGATTTGCAAGAGCAAGTGGTGTTTATGTAGATGTAACTGCACCAACTTTAACAGTTCAATCTAACTTTTCTGGAAGTTAATACTTGACTTTTTAGTATTTTTACCGTATAATAACACTATATGGAGAAGTCATGGATCAACGTTTAAAAACTGCATTAGAATATGCAGACTACGTAACAACATTTAAAAATCAAAAAAGAGTTTTACAAGAAACATATAATAAAGATTGTACAGTATATTATTGTGGTGGACAATTCACGGCTACAAGAGAATTTATTACAAGTGTATTAGCAGTAAAGTGTGACGTTTTTGTAGATAACAATCAAACGCCAATTGAAGTATTAGATAAAGAAGATTTTTATAATGTTCTTGCTAGAACATTTACAGATGCAACTGAAAAATATCACAGTGAATATCAAAAAATAGTAAAAAGCCAAAGGACTGTACAAGGAATAATTGATGTCTAAAGGCATACTTGTACATGCATTTAATAATGAAGATATAAACTATGTAAAGCAAGCCTCCATGGTTGCTGAACGAGCAAAAACACATCTTGATCTTCCTACAAGTATTATTACTGATTGTAATATTGAAGACGATGGTACATTTGAACATATTATACATTTAGATACTCCGCAAAATTATACCCAAAAGATGTATAACAACGGAAACGTAGGTAAGCATCTAACATTTAAAAACAATGCTAGAGTATTAAGTTACGATCTTACTCCATATGAATATACATTAATGCTAGATACTGATATAATCATATGCGACAACTCTTACAAGTATTGTTTTGAACAAAGCAATCCTTTATTGATGTATAAAGATGCATATCATTTAGGACAAAATCTTGACTATCGACAATTTAATAAAATTAGTGATCCTAGTATTGATTTTTATTGGGCTACGTGTGTATATTTTGCAAAATGTAAACAGAATAAAATATTTTTTGATTTAATTAAACATGTCGAAGAGAATTGGAAACATTATCGAATGGTATATCAAATAGTACAACAAACGTTTCGCAATGATTTTGCATTTAGTATTGCTGTGCATATTTTAAACGGTCATGCCAAAGGTGATATAGTAGGAAAAATGCCAAGTAAGTTGTATTATACTATTGATAAAGATATTTTACATAAAATTAATAATGATGAACTTACATTTATTATAGACAACAATCCAATTAAAACAAAACAAATGACTGTACATGCAATGAACAAGTATAGTTTAGAGGAATTACTATGAAACAAGGTGTATTAATTTTTGCACAAAATAATAAAACAGACGACTATGTAAAACAAGCATATCTATGTGCATTAAGTGGTATGCAAAGTGGTAATAAAAACTTTACATTAGTAACTGATTCTTTAATTGATGAAAAAACTAGTTTTGTTTTTGATAAGGTAATTGTACTAGAACATGATGATGCAAGTGCTAGTGACTGGAAAATTGAAAATCGTTGGAAAGCATTTGATCTTAGCCCGTACGATGAAACTATTGTAGTTGATAGCGATGTATTATTTTTAGATAAAATAGACTGGAACAAATTTAAAGATCAAGAATTATATTTTACACAAAATCCTATTACATATCGACAGGAAAGCATAAATGATACCTACTATAGAAAAGTATTCCATCATAATCATTTGTTTAATATCTATACAGGGTTGTATTACTTTAGAAAAACAAAAACAGTGTTACGATTTTTTGAATTATTAAATACTATAATTACAGATTGGAAAGACTTTTATGATATATTCTGTAAAGAATTTAAACCAACACACGTAAGTATTGATGTATGTGCGGCTATTGCTCTTGAGTTAATGGAATACAATAATTTTCAAGATGTTGATCTAATAGATTTTGTACATATGAAATTATATGCCCAAAACTGGGTAGACACAAGTGAGCATTGGCAAGAAAAGGTAGATTGGTATTTTAATAACGGACTTAAAATTGGAAACCATCAACAGCACGGAGTATTTCATTATACCGAAAAAGACTTTTGCGAAAAAATCCTAAAAAGGTACGAACAATGTATTGGTTAATTTTTGATAAAGATAGTAGTAAAATTACAGGCTTACAAAACTATCCGCCTGAAGACGAATTTCATATAGAAGTATCTGAAGATCAATATGTTGACTTTATGCAAAATCCTGATAAAAAAGAAAACTATATTGTAAAGTATGATATTGCAAAAAAACAATATTTAATTTTAGAATATGAACAGCCTAAGTTTAATTATGATATTAAAGATGTAATATATCATGTTCCTAAGCAAACTGATGCAGATTGTATTATTACTAGGAATATAGAATGGCGCAACTGGAAACTACATGTTGATACAACACAAGAAATACTTTTAAATCCTAGACAGTTATGTAAGTTTAGTATTACAAAAGCAAACGATCCTCATCTGTTAATTAGGACATTTGATGCTACTGTAGAACAGATAGCAAAAGGTTATACAGTCCATTTTAAGTATGATGAAGAAGAAGGTGATGTAAGTATATACACACCCAAAGTTTTTAGCACGTATGGATGGATAAATGTATGAAACAATTTAAAGTTTTAGACTATGACATTGTATATCTGTCATACGATGAACCTAATGCAGAAGAAAATTATGCTAATCTTCTTACAAAAGTGCCTTGGGCAAAACGTGTACATGGTGTAGAAGGTAGTGATGCGTCACACAAGGCTTGTGCAAATTTAGCAGAAACAGATCGTTTTATTACTATTGATGGCGATAATCAAATTAATGAACAGTTCTTAAATCAAACAATTAATTTTCAAGATGGAGTAGATTTATCAAGGCATGTAGTAAGTTGGACTGCTGATAATATTATTAACGGTTTGCGTTATGGCAATGGTGGCATTAAATGTTGGGATAGAGAAACTGTCTTAAAAATGAAAACACACGAAAATGCTGACCCAGATAATGCTGGTGCCGGTATTGACTTTTGTTGGGACTTAGAATATATTCAAATTAACAGTTTAATGAGTAAAGTATATAATAATGCAACTCCGCATCAAGCATGGCGTGCTGGTTTCCGTGAAGGTGTTAAGATGTCATTAGTTGAAGGAATGAAACCGTCTAAAACTGAACTTATTGGTAATCATTGGAAAAATTTAGAACGTTTATATATTTGGTGCATGACTGGTGCTGATGTTGAAAATGGCCTTTGGGCTATATATGGCGCCCGAGAAGGACTGTACAAAACAATGTGTACAGACTGGGATTACGTTAATGTTCGTGACTTTGAATACTTAAACAAATTATGGAAAGATAAAGTACAAGACGAAAGCGACTTGCTAGAAGCAATCGAGGACTACGGTCATAGATTAAAAGAACAGTTGGATATTCCTATTGCTGTAACGCCCTTAGACGCTCAACAGAGCAAGTTTTTTAAAAGTACATACCGCAATCCACCTAGACCAGAACATCCTTATATACGTACATCTACAACACAATTTAATAGTTTTTCAGGACAGTTGAATATAACACCTAAAACAGAATATGATATTGTAATGATATCTTATGATGAAGCAAACGCAGACGAAAACTTTAATAGACTTACAACACGTTTTCCAAGGGCGCAACGCATACATGGAGTTAAAGGAATACATCAAGCACACATTGCCGCGGCAAATATTTGTTCAACAGAAATGTTTTGGATAGTAGATGGAGATGCTATTATTGCAGATGACTTTAACTTTGATTATGTAGCAGAAGATACTCGTGCAGTGCATGTATGGCGCAGTCAGAATCCTATTAATGATTTAGTATACGGATATGGAGGAGTAAAACTATTTCCTACACAGATGACACGAGATATGGATACAAGTCGTCCTGATATGACTACAAGTATTAGCGACAGATTTAAAAAGATGGAAAAGATATCCTGCGTAACAGGATTTAATTCAAGCGAATTTAGTACTTGGCGAAGTGCATTTAGAGAATGTGCTAAACTAAGTTCTAAAATTATTGACAGACAAAAGGAGAATGAAACAAATGAAAGATTACATATTTGGACAACTGTGGGAATGGACAGGCCTTTCGGCGAGTTCGCTATTAAAGGTGCTATTGCTGGCCGTGAGTACGGGCTTTCTAATGGCGCTGATCTTCGGTTAATAAACGACTTTAATTGGCTGTATGAACAGTTTGTAGAAAATACAGATACTACAGAAGAATGGCAAGAACTGTATAATAAAGACGATACAACTCCAACTGAAATAGAACAACCTCAAGAAATTAAAAGTACAGTTCCTATTCAAGAAGATAATCCATTACCTCCAAGAGATCCATTTATTGTAGATTTATTAGATAGATTTGAGATATTGTATGGTGATAAAATATCTAATCTCCGACGCTTTTATAATGACGGTCATATGCTAGATATACTTCGTATGATTGGTAACGATGATTTACGTACCTTTATTGAAGAAAGAAACTATCATGGATTGTTTAGATACTTAGAAGACAAAGGTATTGAAGATATTGATGACACTAGAAAGATGTTTATTGAAAAAAATGTACATAGTTTGTTTAGACTTCTTGGAGACGATTATGAAGATTTACGGAAAAGTGTTGTAGAAGAAAATTTACATAGTTTGTTTAGACTAATAGACGAAAAGCATGACGATTTAAGAACTTTAATGTTAGAGAAAAATCTACACGGATTATTTAGATTGTTAGGACCAAAATATGAAGATCTACGAAAAGCAGTACTAGAACAAAATCATCACAGTTTGTTTAGAGTACTAGGTAATGAATATGATGATTTGCGTAAAGTAACAACAGAACAGAATGTACACAGTTTGTTTAGACTATTAGGTGATGAATATGATGATTTACGTAAAGTAGTTACAGATAAAAACGTACATAGTTTATTTAGATTGATTGAACAAACTGACACTACAGAAGATTTACGTAAAGCACTAACTGAATCAAATGAAATGAGTTTGTTTAGATTAATTGAAGACAAAGATACTATTGTTGAGGATATTAAAAAAGCAGGATTTTACAAAAACATTTGGAGTATCAAACGTATTGAACCTAGTGTCGCTGATGAAATAAATTTAACAATGGATAATAATAAACATTTCTTATGGCGTGTACTTGATAAACATACAGGAAGTTTGTTTGTAAAACCTTTAGAAATATTAGATAAGCATAAAGTTGAATACGACAAGGATGTAATGAGTCGCGGACAAATAAAAAGTAAAAAGTGGTTAATTGATGAACTTAGCAAATTAAATATATCACTGGGCACGATCTTTTTATGTGCAGGCTGGTATGCTAGTATCGTTCCGTTAATGCAAGAAGCAAAATTAGACTTTGAAAAAATTCGTAGTTTTGATATTGATCCTAATGTATGGAAAATTGCAGAAATATTTAATACAGAATTAGTTAGTGATGCATGGAAATTTAAAGCAAGTACACAAGACATAATGGACATAGATTATAATGAACACACATATGATACACTTAATTCTAGTAGTGAAGTAACAACAGTTAATAGAGAAGTTCCTAATACGATTGTTAATACAAGTTGTGAACATATTACAAACTTTAATAAATGGTATGATTTATTGCCGAAAGAAAGATTAATTATATTACAAAGTAATAATTTTACTGAAGTTAAAGAACATGTAAATTGTTCTAATAGTTTAGAAGAGTTTAGTGCTAGTGCGCCAATGCAAGAAGTATTATACGAAGGCGAACTTGATCTAGGACAATACACGAGGTATATGAAAATTGGACGTAAGTAAATTAACATTAAGGCAAATGCAAACTGAAAGTGCTAGAGCATTAAGCACTATGGAAGCGACCAACAACAACATTTATCAGTTTAATAAACAAGCACATCATAACAGTCAAAATTGGTATAAGGCCGTAATTGATTGGTATGTTAAACAATACGGTGATTTACCTAGCCGTGCAGGTCCTGGTAAAGATATAAAGTTAGTGTTAGATGTATAGATACGAAGATATTAAAGAAGTACACTTAGAAGTTACACAACGGTGCCAAGCCGCCTGTCCTATGTGTGATCGTAATATGAATGGAGGTGCAGATAATCCTCACATAACAAATGCTGAACTAAGCGTAGCAGATACAAAACGTATGTTTAGCCCAGACTTTATTAAGCAATTAAATGTAATGTATATGTGTGGTAACTTAGGTGATCCTATTGTTGCAAAAGATACACTAGAAATATTTGAATATTTTAGAGAACACAATCCTAACATGTGGTTAAGCATGAATACAAATGCAGGTGCAAAAGATATCTACTGGTGGGCAAGACTTGCAGAAGTTATAGGACGTAGAGGCGCAGTAATTTTTAGTGTAGATGGTTTGAGAGATACAAATCATTTATATAGACAAAATGTTGTATGGGATAATGTAGAAAGAAACATGCAAGCATTTATTGAAGCAGGCGGCAGAGCCCGTTGGGACTTTTTAATTTTTGCACACAATGAACATCAAGTCGAAGAAGCAGAAGCACTTGCTAATCAATGGGGTTGTGAAAAATTTATAAAGAAAAAATCTGGTAGATTTATTACAAGCGATATTACTCCTAAGTTTGAGCATCAAGCAGTGAACCGTAAAGGTGCAGAAACACAAAAACTATCTCAACCTAAAGATGAAAAGAATAAAAACTTTGCTCTACTAAAACAAAAAGAAATTGAAAAGTCATATGGTAGTATGAAAGAGTACTTAGACAAATGTTCAATAAATTGCAAAGTTGCAAAGCAAGGAAGTATCTTTGTAACAGCAGAAGGACTTTTAATGCCATGTTGTTGGACTGCTGGTCGTATGTACAAATGGTGGCATGAAGATCCTCGTGTAGAGCAAGTTTGGGATCATATAGATTATGCTGGCGGAAAGCAAGGCATAAGTATAATAAACAATGATATTAAACACGTAGTTAATGGAAAATTAATTAGTAGCATTACTGATAGTTGGCAAAAAGATAGCGTTGCTAATGGCAAACTAGGTGTTTGCGCTCAGAAATGCGGTAGCGAGTTTGATCCTTATGCGGAGCAGTTCAAGTAGATGGATATTACCCAGTTAAAAAAAGTAGAATTAGAAATTACAAGCGATTGTAATGCGGCTTGTCCAGGATGTCAAAGAACGTCATTAAACAATGTCGGCAAACTTAAAGTCCAAGACTTTAGTTTTGCTGATCTAAAAAGAATATTTCCTCCAGGAAATTATGATGGTGTGGAATTTAAGTTTTGTGGTGTATTAGGTGATCCTGCTATTCATCCACAGTTTGCAGACATGCTAGAATATTTGTTAGAAAATCAAGGCATGATCAGTATTAGTACAAATGGTGCAGTTGGCACAGCAGATATGTGGACTAGATTAGGTCATATGTGTGCAAAATATCAGAATAAATTTCACTTACATTGGTGTGTAGATGGACATAAAGAAACAAATCATATATACAGAGTAAACACAAAATGGTCAGTACTAGAACGTAACATGAATGCATTTAGTGAAGCAGTAGGCGAATATGCATATAGAGCAAAATGGGTATACATTGTTTTTGACCATAATGAACATGAACTAGAAATAGCCAGAGAACACGCTAAAAGATTAGGATTTAATTTTGCTACACGTACTGGTATGCGTAATAGTTTTCATAAATGGATAGCAGAATTACCAAAGAAAGCAGTTGTAAACAATAAGAAAAAAGTTGTTAAAGTAGAAAAAGTTATTACTACTACAGGAGCAAAAGAACACAGCAAAGTAGAACAAGTAAAAAAATTAGATGATTTTATTGCAAAAGAAAATAAAACACAAAAAGAAACAGTAAAAGTATTACAAACAATACAATGCAAATATATACATGAAGGAGAAATATTTATTGCGGCAGACCAAACTATGTGGCCTTGTTGTTTCTTGTCAGATTCGTCGACGAATAATAAAGAAAAAATTAATGACAAGATGCATGAATATGGTGATGGCTGGAATAGTTTACAAGATAAATCAATAAACGAAGTTATGCAACATCCATGGTTTGATAAAATCCTTACAGATAGTTGGGATCCTAATCATTCAAAACATTTACCTAGATGTATTAGAACATGTGCATATAACAAAGCATATCATAATGAATTACATGATGATAAGAAGGTTACAGCATGAGCGAATATAATTGTTTAGAATCTATCAATACAATTTATGTAAGACATGAGGAACAAGGATACGCAGTAAAACCTTGTTGTGTTTATACCCAACTATATAATGACGATTATGTTCAAACCCCAGATGAAATATTAGATAATCCACACATTAATAGAATTAGAGAAGGATTCAAAGGCGACTGGGCAAAAAATAATCCTGGCTGTATAGCATGTGTTATGAAAGAAAAAAGTGGAAAACGTAGTAAACGTCAAGCAAGTTTGAAACGTGGCCCAAACATGAACATAAAAAATATACCTACAAAATGGGACTTACGACCGGGTAATACTTGTAACTTGAAATGTATCATGTGCAATCTTAAAAATAGTAGTAAATGGATTGAAGATAATGATATTGCAAATAAATTTAACGGTGAACATGGTATTGATACAGAAAAATCTTTTAGAAATGATATAGACTGGGACTGGGTATACAATAAATGTAAAGGAATGGCAGAGTTTATCTACGTAGCAGGCGGCGAACCGTTTTACATGAAAAATGTACGTAACTTTTTAAAAAAATTATCTGAAATAAAATGGAACTGTGATAATACAACTATTCAAATACAAACAAATGGAGTTACTAATAGTCCTGCACTTTTAGAAACACTTTCTAAATTCAGCAAAGTAGAGTATGGTTTGAGTATTGACGGTTGGGCTGAGGTAAATGAACTTATAAGATTTCCTACTATTCACCAAGAATGGATTGACGGATATAATGATATAAAATCTTTAAATCCACACAGTTTATTTTGCAATCTTACAATACAGTCTTTAAACTTGCCTAATATACAAACAACATTAAAAGAACTGCATAACTTAGATCAAGATTTAAAATTTGATATGCATTTGTTAGAATATCCTCGTTACTTGTCAATAAATGCATTAAAGCCTCAAGTAATTGAACAAGTAAAACAAAATAATAACAATAAGTTAATTGCAAAATTTATAGACTCATACAATTATGATAAAGGGTTAAATGTTAAGATGCAAAATTTCCTACAAGAAATGGATACAAGGAGAGGCACGAATAGCAAAATAGTTGCTCCGTGGTGTTACGTATAATGTGGACAAGTGAAACTTTAGAATGGATTGATATAGAACTTACAAGTTTTTGCAATATTAAATGCAAAGGCTGTTTCCGTGTGCTTTCTGATTACAAAGACGATATACTTAATAAAACTTATCTTGATTTAGATACTATTAAAGAAAAGTTTCAAAAAGAAATGTTTCCTAATATTAAAATTATTAATTTCTGTGGCAGTGTAGACGAACCCTGTAGTCATCCACAGTTTCACGAAATAGTAGAACACTTTGCACAGTGGGGATGCCATATTAATGTTGCCACAAACGGTAGTTTACGTACAACAAGTTGGTGGGAAAAACTAGCAAAAATTATGCCGCCTAGTCATAGAGTAACTTGGGGTATTGATGGTAGTGATGAATTGTCAGAAGTATATAGAGAAGGTAGTAGTTTTAAAAAAGTACAGCAAAATTTTAAAGCGTTTATTGCCGCAGGCGGTCAAAGTGTTTGGCAGTTTATTAGTTTTGAACACAATGAACATCAATTAGAAACTGCAAAACAAATGGCCAAAGATGAAGGCTTTAAAGATTTTAAAACTATTATTAGTCACAGAAAAGATACTAAAGAAGTAAAACATAAAAGGGCAAAAGCAGATAGTAATCCTGGAGAACGTGCATGTATCAGTTGTAAGTATGCAAATCAAAAACGTATATTTGTTAACCATATGGGTAATGTAATTCCTTGTTGTCATTTGAATAGTAAAATGTTAGAATTTCCTGTAAGTGGCAAGCATAAAGATAGATTTGAAGATATACTTGTTGAGAACGATTATATGAATGATATCAATTTAAAAAATGTTACACTTGACCAAGCAATGAATAGTAAAGTATGGAATGGTATTAAAGACAGTTGGACTGATGATGTACGTATACCTAAATGCGAAAGTACTTGTGCAGAAAAAATTCGTGACAAATTTATAAAGGAACAATTATGAGTTGGCCAATAAAACCTAATAAAATAAGAAAAGTACAAATGGAAATTACAAATTATTGTAATGCAAGATGTTCTGCTTGTGCAAGAGAGAAAATTGTTTTGGGAAAATTAGAACCTAATATACTAGGCATAAATGACAACTATATAACATATGAACAATTTGTTAGTTGGTTTACTAAAGATGATTGGTCAGAATTAAGACTTCTTGACTTGTGTGGTAACATAGACGAACCTACAACTAATCCTGATTTAGAAAAAATTGTAGAGTGGATATTAACATATGAAGGATTTGATCCTAGGTTACAAATTAATATTGCTACTAATGGCGGAACACGTAATAAAACATTTTGGCAAAATTTAGGAGAACTATCTGCTAAGTATACTTCTCCAATAGTCAGACAAGATGGTGGTAATACAAAACGCTTACATATTATTTGGGGTATAGATGGGTTAGAAGATACAAATCATTTGTACAGACGAAATGTAAAGTGGGAAAAATTACAAGAAAATTTTAGAACATATATTAAAGCAGGAGGCCGGGCAACTTGGCAATTTATATATTTTGCATGGAATGAACATCAAGATGAAGAAGTAAAACAGCGTAGTATCGATGAGGGATTTGAAAAACTTAAATGGCGTAATACAAAACGCGGTGATAAAGGCGATACTAAACCTGCAAAAAATGAAAAATTTATTAAAGATGATAAAAAGCCAGAAGGAAAAATTGTTTGTAAAGCATGTTTTAGGCCAAACTACTTTGGTTTAGAAACAGGATTATTTGTTACTAACAAAGGACATGTTATGCCCTGTTGCTGGCTAGGCACAGAAGCAAAAATGAATGATGTATACGAAGATCATGGATACAAATATGATAAAAATGATAATGTTCTAGATGGTAAAAAAAGTTTTGCAGATATTTTAAGTAGTGAATGGTATAGTAATTTAATGAAAACTATTATGGCAGAAACTTGGGATGCCTGCATATCACATTGTAAAGAAAATGCAGTAGAAGCCATTACTGACGACTGGAATATAAAACGAGATGATTAAATCAGTAATAAAATTAATAATAAGGATACACGATAAGTACGTATATAATGACAGATAAAACAAAATATCCATCAGACACTTTTTGCTTACTACCTTGGGTACATTTAAGTACTCGTCCTGACGGCAGTATGCGAGTATGCTGTACTGCAAATGCTAGTAGTGTTGGACCTACTAACGACAAAGCCCACGGCGGCCAAGTAGGTATTCTCAAAGACGAGCAAGGAAGACCTAATAATTTAAATGTAAGCGATTTTGAAACAGCATGGAATAGTACATATATGAAAAATGTACGCAAGCAAATGCTTGCAGGTGAAATGCCTCCTAGTTGTATTAAATGCTATAAAGAAGAAGCCGCAGGTCATAATTCAAAGCGTATGTGGGAAACAGCATATTGGTCACAGAGAGTTGATGTAGATAAAATTATTGCAGATACAAAAGAAGACGGTTCAGTACCTCCACAACTAGCATATATTGATTTACGTTTTGGAACGAAATGCCAACTTGCTTGTGTTATGTGTTCACCGCACGATTCATCAGGTTGGATCAAAGACTATAAAGCAATCTTTCCAGATGTACAAGACGCAAGTCTAAAAGAAACAATGCAATGGAAAGACAAAGGTAGTTACAACGGTAGTAGTTATAATTGGCACAAACAAAATCCTACATTCTGGAAACAGTTTTACGAACAAATGCCAAGTATGCAACAAATCTATTTTGCTGGCGGCGAAAGTCTTATTATTGAAGAACATTATGAGATCCTTGAACATGCTATTAAAATGGGATATGCAAAAGATTTAGAATTACGTTATAATTCAAATGGCGTTGAATGGCGAGATGATTTGTTTGATTTATGGAAAGAGTTTAAACTAGTACGTTTCCATTATTCAATTGACAGTATTAAAGAAATGAATGACTACATTCGTTATCCTAGTAATTGGAAACGTCAAGAAGAAGTCTTTCATATACTTGATAACGAAACTCCAAATAATACAGAAGTTACGGTAGCCTGTGCAGTACAAGCATTGAATATATATTATTTGCCAGATTTTATTAAATGGAAACTTACACAAGGGTTTAAGAAAATTAATATGTGGCCATTTGGCGCAGGTGCTATTAACTATCATTTTGTGTATCATCCACCACACCTTAATGTTAAAATATTACCTGCTTGGTTTAAAGCAGAGTGTCGTAAAAAATACGAAAAGTTTTATCCTTGGTGGGAAGAAAATTGGGAACTAGGAGTACCTAGTTGGCATAAAGGCAAAGTAGACTACGATAAATGGCGCAATGCTAGTTATGGTATTAGTAGATTAGAAGGTATGCTTAAATTTATGGAAAGTGAAGACTGGAGCCAACGGTTACCCGAAATGAAAGAATTTTTAGAGTTGTGTGACAAACAACGCGGTATCAGTTTTGCAGAAACATTTCCAGAAATGAGAGATATCTTTAATGACATCTAAAACACTTTGTCCTCTCCCATTTATGCATCAATATATAAACGTAACTAGCGGAGTAACTCCTTGTTGTCATGTATTTAATAGTGAAGATTGGCCCGAACAAAAATTAGACTTTACAAAAGGTATTTACACTAGTTCTCATAAACAAATGCGTAAACAAATGCTCGGCGGCATTTGGCCTAATATATGTTCTAAGTGTAAGTTGCAAGAACAAAATAATCAAAAGAGCCATAGACAAATGGCACTTGAAAGATTTGGGTTCCCAAAAACAAAAGGAATAAAATATCTTGATATTGCATTTAGTAACAAGTGTAATTTAGCATGTAGGATGTGTAAGCCATCAGATAGTAGTTTGCTTGCTGAACTATATGAAGGTGAAACACACTTACCTGAATGGGTTGATGCAGAATGGCCGCCTGCTTCAGAACAACAGCCTGATAAAAAAGTTACATATGTGAAAAAACTTATAACTGAAGGATTAGAATTACTAAAAGTAACTGGTGGAGAACCGTTTGCATGTAAGTATTTTATGAGTGTAATTGAATGGGCTATTGAAAAAGATTATGCAAAAAATTTAGAAATAAATCTTACGACTAATGGTACAAAGATTAATAAAACATTAATTAATAAATTACTTAAATTTAAAAAAGTTAAACTATTATTAAGCATTGACGGAACCGGCACAGTATACAACTACATTAGACATCATGCATCATGGGATAAAGTGTATAATAATTTAAAGCAATTATCAAAATATTCAAACATTGATCTACAGGTAGCATGTTTGGTTATGTTTCACAATACTACTAATGTTGTAGATCTTATATACAAATGTGCAGAACTTAACATATCAGTATATGTCGACCAATATATAAAACCAGTAACAACGCCAATAACTCCTTATCACATAGATGAAAATATTAAAAGTATTTTGTTAAAACAAGTATCAAAGTTAGAAGAAGATGTTGAACACTGGAAAGATAGTTTAGTCAAATACCATGCGTTGTCTGGGGCTAAGTCGCTATATAATATTGCTATGTCTAAACCTGTAAATGAAGGTATTAAAACGAAACTAGTAGATACCTTAGCACTACAAGACAAACTATACAACACTAATTACAAAGACTTTTTACAGTCTGAACAAATTAACTATTTAGAAGGAGCAACTAATAATGTCTAAACTTCCTTGTTTTTATGCTCACGGCGCACTTAATTTTAAAAATGGATTTGCTACAACTTGTCCTATTAGTTCGGCACACTTACAAGAATTAAATGAAGGAAAAGATTTACCAAGCGAATTTTGGAATAACGATAAGTTTAAAGAATATAGAAAGCAATTAGATCGAGGAGAATGGCCTGCACATTGTCATCTTTGTCAAACTGCTGAAAAAGAAGGAACAAAAAGTATGCGTCAAGATTACGAAGCAGACTTAACACATTATGATCCTAAAACAGGAACAGTAGACTTCAAAGGACTAAAGCATGTAGAAATGCGTTTTAGTAATAGTTGTAATATGGCATGCTTACATTGTAGTGAAGTATACAGTAGCCAATGGGGTAGTAGACTAAAAGATTATGTTCCAGATCAAAAAGACTGGGATTATAATCTAGAGCAAATTTTAAAGACTCAACATAGAGAAGGCCCGGAAGATAATAAACAAATTAGATTGTCTAAAGCAGACGCACTAACTATTGCTGACGATTTAATTAAAAACTTTCCTAATATAGAAAAAATTGATTTTGCAGGAGGAGAAGTTCTTTATCAAAAGCAATTCTTTCCAGTACTTGAACGTTTAGCACAACATCCAAATGCTAAAAATATATATATTTTCTTTCATAGTAATTTTAATGCACCTTTTAATGTAGTAAGGTTAAATGAATTATTACAACCTTTTGGTCAAACAAAAATTAAAATAAGTATCGATGCTGGAACAAATATTTACAGTTATTTTAGAGATGGCGATTGGGACGTATTAAAAGATAATCTTGCTAAGTTTAAAGCAATGAACAAAAATACATATTTAGATGCGGTATGTACAACAAGCATTTATCAAATACTTGATATTAAGAATATATTGTTATCATTGTGCAGTCTCGATGTAAACGAAATATCTATGAGTACAGTAATGACTCCAAGATATATAAATCCTGCTATTGCATACAGAATGTTTGGTAAAGCAATATTACACGATTTTTTAGAAGTAGCAGAAGAACTAAGCCAACTTAAAACAAAAAGAATACAACAAGAAAACTATCAAACGTATCGTTCTTATAATCCTGCAAAACATGAATTTGATGATATCCGCGGCGCATTACGAGATTTAGAAACAATTAAAACATATATTTTGAATCATGAAACTATAGAATATGATATTGAATCATTTGTTGCTTATGCAAATAAGATTGATAAATTGTGGAACAAAGACTTTAACAAACATTTTCCACGATATAAGTTAACAAATAAAAAACTAATTCGAAATTCTAATGTAGATTATGATCTAGAATATCCATATAGTAAAGCAGATACTAAAGTAGAAATAGAAAAAGGAATAAAAAAATTAAGTGAGAATGTTGAACGAATCAGACCGTATTACGAAAAATTAATAAGTTTTGCTATGCCGGAAGATGTTGTACAATTAGATAGTGATGTTGTTAAAGAATTGTCTGAAGAAATTTCTCAAACAATAAAGCAAGTGAGATTAGAGTTGAGTTCAGATGCAAAGCGTGAAATTGACGACGAATTAAATTGGCTTGACAGATTAAAAACTAGAGATGATTATACATCACAAAAAAGATATGACTCATACATTAAACAATCAAGAATCGCTGTAGCAGATATTGAAGAATCATTTGAAAAGAGTATGAGACAGCGCGAATCTATAATGAAATTAATTATAACTTCGTCAGGATTTAAACAATTTACACAAGATGGTTTAAATATTCCTTTCAATCCAGACTGGGAAAAAATTGCTGTAAATGTAAGTGGTGGTGCAGATAGTTGTTTATTAACTTCTTTACTTTGTAGACATATAGAAGCAAATAATTTAAAATGTAAAATTGACGTAATTACTCATCAACGTGTATGGACTGTAAGACCTTGGGCAGGACCTGTAAGTTTAGATGTTTACAATTCACTTAAGGAAAAATGGCCTAACATAATTAACAAAAGACTAACAAATTACATACCTCCAGAACTAGAACATAGCACACTTGGTAATCTTGTAGGAGACCGCAGTGGTGACCAAATTATAGTACAAAGTTTTAATGAGTTTCAAGCGGCTGAAAATGATTATAATTGTATTTTTAATGCTACAACAAAAAATCCTAGTATGGAAACCCCTACAGAAGATAGAATGCGTAATAGAGACTTTGTAGCAGTTGGTTTAAAAGAGTATCTATTTTTAGGAACTAATTTTTGGCAAAGCATGCCTTTTATTGCTACAGAAAAAGATTGGGTAGTAAAACAATACAAAGATTTAGAACTAATGGATTTATACAACAAGACTCGCAGTTGTGAAGGCGATGGTCGATTCGGTGGTAGTCTTATCGGAAAAGACTATTGGTGGTACAAATATAGAGACGTAGAAGTTGAAACATGTGGTAAGTGTTTTTGGTGCGTAGAGAGAAAATGGGCGGAAGATCAGAATGAGTTTTGATACAGTAGATTTACTTACAGGAAATGTATTCCAAGTAACTTGGGATCTAGGACGTAGATGTAATTACGATTGCAGTTATTGTCCAGTAACACGTCATGACAACTTTAGTCCACATGCTACGCTAGACGAACTAAAAGCAAATACAGACTTTTTATATGAGTACATTGATACGTATATGCAACATCGTCAGTTTAAAAGAACTAGTATTGGATTTACCGGCGGGGAACCTACAGTTAATCCAAACTTTATTCCCTTTATGCAATATTTAAAAAGTGAATACGAAACAAGGTATCAAAGCAGATGGAGTGCAAACTTTGCACTTACAAGTAACGGCGCCATGGGACAAAAGATGGCACAAAAAGTAATGGAGAACTTTGCTCACATTACGGTAAGTTACCATGCTGAAAGTAATGAAAAACTAAAAAAGCAAGTACGTGATAGAATATTGCAATTTCATAAAGACGGTCCTGCAACTAAAACAACAATGAGCATAAATGTTATGTTTCATGCAGAACATTTCGATGAATGTAAAGAGTTATGTGAATGGTTAGATGAACAAGGAATAAAGTATGTTCCGAGAGTCATAGGTGAAGAGCCTGACAGTAGAGAAAGTTTTGCCCATGTGTATAATGATGAGCAACTTGACTACATGAAAAACTTCTGGAAGAATAAAAATGCAAAACTTAATAATGAAAAAGAGACTACTAGTAGGCTAAGTGCTGTAGGAAAGCCTAAACAAGAACAATTAAAACAACAACAAATTGATGAAGAACTTAGAAATAAAAAAGACGGTAGCACAGTAGAAGCAATCGAAGCAAAAAATAAACAACGTGAAGAAGCAAAGAAAAAAGAATCAGCAAATCAAGGATACAAAGTAGGAAGACCTTGTTGTGGTAGTAGAGAAATGTGTTTATCTAACAAAGGACAAAGTCGTAACGCAACATTTGTAGATATGAGAGAATTCAAAGGTTGGCATTGTAGTGTAAATTGGTTCTTTTTACATTTAGAACAACAAACAGATCAAGTGTTCCATCATCAAACATGTCAAGCACGTTTTGACGGTACCCGAGGACCAATAGGTAAAATTAGTGAAGGTAAAAAAATTGTTGCAGATTTAGTTAAAAAGTTAGAAACAAATTCAATGCCGACTATTGTTTGTCCTAAACATACTTGCGGTTGTGGATTATGTGCGCCTAAAAGTAAGTTTGAGAAAAACTATAAAGATGTAATGGAAAAACATCTTATACGCCCAGAAGTATTAGTATAATGAAGATAGGAATTTTCGGAGATAGTTTTGCAGATGATAAAAATGGTGGAACACCATTAAATCAACAACAGTCCTGGCCGTCACTATTATCTAATAAGTTTAATGTAGTTAATCACAGCAAGGCTGGCAGTGGAGTAGAATACTCATTATCAAAGTTATTTGATTTTGCAAATAGATACGACAAATTAATTTTGATTGTTACAAGTCTTGAACGATTATACATAAATCCAGATCACCATCACAAATTATTAGATGATAATGAACTATATCATCACCTTAGACCTGTAGATATTAAAAGGAGAAAAAAAGATATTTTTTTTAATAAAGCACAACAGGTGGCATTAGAATCTTTTGATATATTTAATAACACTGATTTTAATAATATGCGATTAGCATTATATATCAAAGCACTTCGTGACCATTTTGGACAAAAACTATTACTATTATCTTGTACTAATCAAAATACAATGTATAATAAAAGTCTTAATGCATGGGCACATAATGAATTAAATTTAATTGATATTTTTTATTATGAAAATGAAAAATTATTTCTAGACGGTAAAGTAGATTGGGAGAATGACCAACGTTCGTGTCATTTAACACATTGGCATCATAACATGCTATACAGTAAAATATTAAAATGGATCTACACTAATAAATTCAAATTAACTAAAAAGGATCTTGTATCTCTAGACAAAGATCAAGTAATCCAAGGATATTTTGGCAAATGGTAAACCCTAAGTATGCATGTCCATTACCTTTTAATCATATGGCTCTTAGACCAGATGGCAAGATATTACCATGTTGTGTGTATCGTTGGGATGAGGTACCAGAAGATTTAAATATTAATTATAGCGATCCTTTCAATCATCCTTTTATGAAAAATCTTAGAGATAAAATGTCTAAAGATGTTTATGTAGATGGTTGCAAAGAATGTTATCAAAAAGAAGAATTTGGTAATCAAAGTTTTAGACAACTTGTGCTAGACAAGCAAGAAGACTTTGGCGCAACTAGTTTAGCAGAAGGCACTCCACCAGAACTTACATATATAGATCTAAGCATTAGTAATACTTGTAATAATAAATGTAGAATGTGTAATCCTGGATTAAGCACAAGTTGGTATAGTGATGCAAAGAAGTTAGGTATAGAAATTCCTAAAGGGATTATTAAAAATCCTTTTATTGAAAACACCGACTTTAGTAAATTAAAATTTATTAAATTGTTAGGCGGAGAACCGCTTATGGAACAAAAAGTTATCAAGAAAATTTTAAAACAATGTGATCTTTCGCAGTTACATATTCAACTTATTACTAATGGTACAGTAATACCAGATGATGAACTAAAAGGCATGCTAGAACAAGTTAAGCGATTAGAAGTAAAACTTAGTATAGATGCATATGGAAAACTAAATGATTTTTTACGTAGTGGAAGTAAATGGGAAACTGTTGAAAAAACTGTAGATTGGTTTAAAGCATTTGTCAACAAAAAGTTTTTAAGTATTCACAGTGTAGCAAGTATATACAATATTAATAAGTTAGATGAAATGGTTGAATATGCAAAGTCAAAAGAAATATATCATGAATATGTACCGCTTGATGATGTTGATTACATGCAAACAAAACATTTACCTCTAGGGGCTAAAAAATTGTTAGTAGAACAAATAAGAAGTAAAAATTATAAATTTGGTGTAAGTTTAATTTATGAATTAGAAAAGCATGGAGATACTAATTTATTTTTAAAACAGGATGCTATTATGAATGCATTGCGTAGTGAACATTGGAAAGATTGTAATCCTGAATTATTAGAACTATTGAAGATTGAATGATTTTATATTTGCGAAACCTTTAGGATGTTTAGTTCCACAATATTCACCATTTATACCAATATTTCTTGTATCTAAATTAGGGT